TGATTTAGTAAATGTAGAAAGATTTAATCCTAATCTTGCAGCTATCTTTTCTATCCACTGTCTTATTTTACTTTTTGTAGGCGCATCCAGTTTAGTGTAACCATCAGCTAAAACACCTAATATTTCTGCTAACTTTTCTTCGTTTTGAATATCAGCATCATAATTAGATATAAATTCATCTATTTTTTGTTTTTGTTCTTTAGTCAAACCTTTAGCTTTTGCCACAGCTTTAACCATTCTTTTTGTTAATTCTCTTGCTTGAGGATTAGTCTTAACAGAGTTTACTAATAAGGCATGAAACATTTCGTGAGCTACTGTCTTGTTACTTCCTTTTGTTAAATCTATATGTATAGTTTGATTGGTAGGATTAAAGAAACCTTTACCAGTTTTACCAGTGGCTTGTTTAAAATTTTCAGAAGACTCATGTAGAATTATATTTACTTTAGGTAATATTCTTTTAACTGCACTTGCAGCACGAGATGCAAACTTAATAATACTATTAAATTTACCTTTTACTTTTGTGTCAACTGGTTTGGTGGCTTTACTTCTTTTAACTTTACCATCTTTAGTTACATTCTCAGTCTCAAACTCTACCTCTTCTTGAACACCAAGCTCTGTAGTAGGATCTACTACACCATCAGTTTCTGTTTCACCAACAAACTCAGTGATGTCAGAGACCTCTTCTTCTACTTCCGTCTTTTTCGGCGCGGTAGTTTTACCTTGCTCTGTACCTTTTTGGTTACTCGTTCCGGCAGACTCTTGTACTCCACTGGATACTGTTTCATCCACTTCTTCAGTAGACTGGGATTCAACTTCGCCAGTTTCCTGAACTGGGCTTTGCTCTTTACTGGCATCTTTTTCTTTTTTAAGTTCTAATTTAGCATTTTTAATCGACTCTGGTGTTATCTTTATAGCAGGTAACCCTAATCTCGATCGTGTTTCATTTTCTTTATTTATATATGCAGTAGCTTGTTCATCACTAACTTCTTCTTCTTGTTCTATATTAGCTTCAGTTCCTTTAACAGAAACTGCTCCATCTATTAATTTTTTTAACTCTTTGTCAATCTTACCTATTTCTTTATCAACCTTACCTCTTAGTTCTGGTGCAAGTTTATCTCTTTTTTGTAGTAATAAAGATTTATTATATAACAAACCTACTGCTTTTTTTCTAAGCTTTACATCGATATCTTGAGGTACTTTATCTACGATACCATTCAATGCATTTACCGCATCTAATAAAGATTTTCCTTCTTTTTTATCTATAGTTCCACTATTAATATCATTTTTTATTTTTTGAACAAATGCTGTGAAATAAGTTCTATCACTACTGATTGACTCGAAAGTTTCAAACATAGGATCTGAAATAGCAGTATAATCATTACCTACAAACCCAGCCGCAACACCTGGTATTGTACCCATAACCCATCCTCCTACCATTTCTTGCCCTCCAGCATAAATGATTTGACCTAATGCATCCTTAAAACTATCAGGTGTTTGAAACATCTCTGTTCCTTTTATTTCATTATAAATACTTTTACCACTGATATCAGCTATCTCTTGAGCTACCCCTGTTTCAAATTCTGCAAGACCTGCAGCGCCCACAATCAATACTCCTTTTTTAATATCACTTTGTATTTCATTTAATACTATTTGCCTGAATGTTAATCCTTTGGTTTGATGTGATCCTTTATAAAGTTGTAAACCTTTTAAAACATATTTATTTAACAAACCTTTTTGATTCATTATGTTTCTAAAACCTACATACTCTAAAGCACCCACAACTATTGCAATTGGCATAGCTACAGCTTTTCTTTCTGACTCTGGTATGTCTGCAAAGTTTGGGTTATTCATCATTTCATCAGTCAAGTGAGAGTCCACTTGTGCAAACATTCTTCCTGTACGAGATATCCATCCACCTGGAAGTGGTAAAAAAGCTGGTATTGATTCTGACAAACCTAACATTGCTCCACCCCAAAAACCTTCTCTCATCAATTCTGAATATTCTGGAGTAGTATCATCATCACCCATCATCATATCATATCCTTTTCTTACTAAAGGAAGCATACCATCTGAAGTTAATTCTTTTACATCTGACTTGAACATTTGTTCTGAATATCTACTACCAAGTCTTGCTCTATCAGTTGTAATAGAACCATCATCATTAAAAGATATGTTGCCATATTTTAGACTTTTCTTAACCCTATCTTCTATGTAGTTGTCAATTTCACTTATTTGATCAGATGAAAAAGATTCTTTGAAAGCTTCAAAAGATGCAAAAGGTTTATCCAAATCAGAAGGATCGAAATATCCTAACTCTTCAGCTCTTTGAGCAAATGATTTTTCATACTGGGTTGACCCTACAAGAAAACTAAAAGGAGCTACTTCTACAACACCATCTATTAAATAATTAATAGGTGTTTCGGATAACCTGGAAACACCTGTAGTAAATCCATCCCACATTGCACCTAAAAATGTTCCTTTACCCGCATTCATTTCGGAATACTTTCCTACTAATAAATCTATTTCGTAACCTCTATTAGCAAGGCTGACATCTTCTGCATAAAGCTCTTCCTTTTCTGCATCTAACGAAACCCTTACTTGTTCTAATTCTTTTAAAAATGCTTGTCCAATGTCAGTGTTTATTTGGGCTTGAGTCATCCCATCTGCTTGAGCTTTTTTATTAAGATATATTCTTCTTTTCTTTATATATTCTTGGACTCGACTATTAAAAGCTTTGGATTCTCCATCTAAAATTTTAAATGCATTTTTAATCTCAGCTTCTGATTGAAATTTTTTATCTTGATTTATTAGTTGACCAGAAACATCTTCAAACCTTGTGTCGACTTTTTGATATTTTCTTATAAAATCTTGTATGTTTTGTGCAGTCTGAAGATTAAGTGCTTCATCATTACTGTCTGCTTCAATCTCTAAAGTGTAAGGCTTTCCTGTATTAGGATCTATTTGTTTAGATGTAATAGTAATATTATCACCAATAATATCAGGAGTAAATTCAAACCCATATCTACCAAATCTATATTTTAAATCTACAGATAAATTCTTTTCATTTTGGGATACCAATTCTGCATTCACATAACTTAATGCATTTTCAAAAGGATCGTCAGCTATTTGTTGTCGTTGGTCTTGAGCATCTGTATACTCATTATAAGTTTCTTCATCAACTTCACCTTCATTAATTTTAAACTCTTTATTTATTGGAATAACTTCTTCGGAAGAATCTTGGTTTACAGTAGGTCCAGCTATTTGCTGAGAGCCCATCCCTTGAGAACCATCCAAAAGTGAAGCATCTTCCATGCTTTCTGTAATAGCATCTTGCGGAGATAAATCTTTTTTTTTTACCTTTTCAACAAAAAGGTCAACTGTGTATCGGTCTTGAAAGGTAGGATCTTGTTCTGATATCCAGGAGTACATTTGTATAGCATAATCTTCTGAATCCATATTTTCAACAAACTCATCAAGTGTATACTTTTCATTAAAGGTTCTATCAGTTGTACTAATCCACCCATAAAGTTCTTCTAAATATTTATTATTCATATCTATGGTGCTCCTTGGTTATTTTCTGTTCCTCCTTTTGTTCTGTTTGACTCTGCTATAATATCATTCATAACAGTATCCATTGCATTCATAATATCAGTAGTATTGTCTGTAGATGAATTATGAGTATTAAATAAGAATGTTTTGCTACTTTTCTTACCATTGTAAGGGTTAGTGTATGAAATTTTAAATTCATTACTACCACCTGTTAAATCTGTACCTGTAATTACAAAGCCACTTGGCTTAATATCTATACCTTGTTTGCTTAAAGCTGAAGATAACTCACCAGGTAAATGTGATTTAAACTGACTCAATTGATTACTATAACCTGTTGCACTAATTTTACTTTGCAAAGTATTTGAATATTTTACCGCCTTTGCATCATCACCTACAGTAAATGTATCGCTAAAAGGTTTATGAGTTTTTTCTGTGTAAGGAGCAACATTGGTTCGTGTTTCATCCCCAAAGTATGTACCCTCTTCAAAGTCATAATTAAACCCTCCATCAGTAGCTGCAGTTTCTAAAGACTCGAATGAGTCATCCATACCTGAAGGTCTTAATTCAGTGTTAAGTTTTTGATATATTACTGAGTCAGGAATTTTTACATCTGTATAAGCTCCCTTATCATCTGTCTCAAACCTATCTATTTTTTTAACAGTTCTATTACCTTTTGAATCTACTATTACAATTTCAATAAAGTTTTTCTCTCTTGTTATATCAGTAATTTGAGAACCTGAATCAGCTAATCTTGCATTAGCTTTATCCTTTAAGTCTTCTACTGATGCACTGAAGTTTCCTTCACCACCACCTACTATATTTTTTAAATCTCTAAAGTAACCTGCAGCAAGATCATTGTTAGCACCTTCACCTGCTTGAACAGCACTTTCACCAGGTTCATATGTAGGATTACTTACTTTAATAGACTTACCTACCATCAACTCAACATTTTCACCAACATTTTCTTTTATCTCAGCAATAGCCGCATCTCTTGCAGCATCACTACTAAATTCATATGTCATTCCATCTGCAGCATCAGGATCTATTTTAATAAAATATTTTAAATCTGTACCACCTTTTTTCTTAAACTCATCCTCACTCATTGCCATTATGTAGTCACCATTTAATGTAGAGATGGTATTAGCAAGACCTTTGTCTCCCTCAGCAGTTAGTTTTTCAAATATTATGTTTTTTAAATCACTCATTTCGGCATTGATATCATCACCGAATCCTGAATTATTCATAGCTCTAATACCTTCTTCACTCAACACATAAGTACCATCTCTAAATTCACCACTAAATCTCTGTAAACTTTCAGAAACAAATTTACCTATGTCATCAACATAATTTTTTGATACATCAGATATAACATATTGACTTCTGTCGTTAGTATAATTTAAAATTGCTCTTGAATTATTTACTGCTAAAAATTTCTCAGGGTTTTTTGTAAAGTCTGGAATCTTACCATCATCATCTAATTTATACATAAATGCATTCATAGTAACTGGATCGATATATATCTTGGTATTTTTTAATTTACCATATCCACTTGCAGAATTAAATACCGCTATCTCATCAGGAGCTGCTAATACTTCTCCATTCTCTCCAACCGCTAATCTACCTTGATGTAAATCATAAGTAGAACCTAATTCTTTAGTAATTATATTAAGCTCAGACATTTGTCCTTTAACTCTTTCCATTTGAGTTTTATATTCTGTAACAGATATAGCTCCTTTTTTTAATAAAGAATTGTAAGTGCCTAAAGCTTTACGAATTTGATTAGCAGATGATAAAACTTCATCACTCCATTTTCCATCTTTATTTACTTCAACTTCTGCTAACTGATCATATAACGATTGAGTTCTTTCATCAATATCTGCCTTTACATTTTCTCTACGAGTAGCCTCATCTGTAAAAAGTTTAGTGACATCTTGAGACATCTTCTCCCAGTTCACATAATGATCAGGACCTCTCTGTACATACTTTTGATAGTCTTGTGGTTGAAATGATTTTTCTTGTAATGCCATAAATTTTTTTTTAACTACCTACTAATCCTTTAAGTATTTAAATAAAGCGTCTAACTCTTCAGGGGTCAAGTCTTCATCACCAAACAATCCCTTCGCCATACCTGCTACACCTACTGCTCCTTTTCCAGCTTGTTTAATACCTTGTTGTAANCTTGAAGCGGCAATTTTTTCTTTATCTGCTGCTTTCATTTCAGCATCTTTTGCAGCACCCGAATCCATNGCTATTAGTTGTTGTTTAATATTTTCTTGAGAAGTTGCTTTGTCTTTTTCTAAACCAAATAAAGCTTCTGCTTTATCAATTCTTGTTTTCTCTGTAGCTTCATTAACTGCTCCTGAGATTTGTCCTATACCAGCCGCAAGTGTTCTTGCATCACCTTCTTGTAGTGCTTGTATACCAGCAGTTGCAGCTTGGTTTGTTTGTCTATATTGTTCGTTAAATGCATCTAATGGAACTTGTAGTTTTGCGTATACATCTTTCTGTGCATTTTTTCGAGCTTCTGCCATTAGCCTATCAGCTTTTTTTTGTGCATCTGCCGCTTGTTTAGATGCTTTTGCGGACTGACCGAAAGACATTAAACCGCCACCAAGTGCTGTTGCTGCTCCGACTCCTGCCGCCATTGTAGTAAATGCTGCCATATTATATTCTTTTTATTAATTCTGTACTATATGCATCACCTTGAGTATAACCTAATTCTTTGTAAGTAGAAATTAAAGATTTATTTTTAATGAGTGCATAACAAATATATTTTCCTAATTGTTTAGTTCTATCTTCTAATGCTAAAATTAATAATTTGATTGCAAGTTTTCTATTTTCTTTATTTTTATATTTAAAATTAGATACTATCCAATCTATCCACACCACATTAGAGTTTGTATTATACAGATATCCAGCTACTACTGGTGTATCTCCATCATAAACCATTAATCCTCCAGTACCATTTTCAGGTAAAAAATCTTGAGGGGGTGGAGTCCATCTCCAATCTTTCCACCACTTACATAAAATCTCCTCATAGTCAGTGGCTTTGAGTGGTTGTATATTTAATTGCATTCTACGACAAAGATAATAAAAATCTATGGATAACTTTTCATCACACTACTACCGACAGAATATAACTCTACTGCTGATGTTAATGCATTAGATAATGTAAATTCCATATAATACCCTCTTGCTCCATGAGATTCGGCAACACTATTTTTAATATAAGCTATAAAATCACCTTGAACTGGTGCAACTGCTGGAAGTGTAGCATCAATAGTGATACTAAAATCAGGTGCAGTGTTGTCAATTGCAGTTACTGTTCCCGCCAATACTGGTGGATTTGTACCTTTATATACTAAATCACCTATACTTATAATACTTCCTACTGGTGAATTAAATCCTACTATAGTCGCTGCAGTAGGACCTTGTACTGAAGCACACGCCCCAATACCATTTGCAGATCTCTCTCTCCAATTAATTGTTCCTTCATTATTTCTAATAAATGTAAACCACTCTCCCTCTTTTTGTTCAAAGTATGTTCCTAACATAGAACCCGCACTCAAGTCAGTAGCTAATTGTGTACAAGACCATGCAGCATTACTTTCAAAAGACATGGTTTTAAATAGTTTTATATCTTTTATAGGTCGAGGGTTAAATACACTTGTGATAGAAGAAGGTGCTAAGTTTCCTGGAACTTCATAATATTCATTTCTATTATTATTAGTGTTGTGTCTAAAAATATTTCCTCCACTAAAAGTGTAAAAATAACTATTCATTCCAATCATAAATTCAGGTTGAAAAGAATAGAAGGATGGCCATCCACCTCTTCCATCGACTCCTGAATTATTTGTATATGTTAGTGTATAAGTTGCCATATTAATTACATAATTGATTTGATGATACTTGTCCATTACCTCCGACTACTCTAATAACATATCTATTAGGAGATACTCCTCCTAAATAATAATAACCATCGGATAAAGCAACAGTCCCTTGAGGATTGCTATATACAAAATCATTTGCAACTGGTAGTGAACCAGATCCAGTATGATAATATGTTTGACTTGGAGGTCCAGGTGCTGTGCCACCACAGAAATCATTAAACACTCCCATTGCACTTGAAAGATAAGATGAAACACAAAGACTAATTCCTTGTAACACACCATTTACAACATGCATCTCTTGATTGCTGCTTATTTTATAATAATTATCTGCAGCTTTATTCACTCCATTTGCATCAGTAAATATCCAATCTGTTACTGCTGGATTACCCGCAGTTCCCGCCACTGGCATATTATAATATGTATTAGTAGTGTGATCTTGTGCACATGCTAATTGCTGAGTTCCAGCTCCCGCACTTGCGGTAAAACTTGTTAGTGCAACAGGACATAAAACTGAAATATTCCAACCTGTACTACCACATGGTCCTTCAATTACAAAATCTACTGTTTCTGGAGTAGCATTTGGTTTTGGTACAACCATAATACAGTTACCTGGTGCATTAGTAGTTAAATCTATACCACCCGCAGCTTGATTAGCATAAGGTCCTAATGTTGCTGGTGTACCTTGATTTACAAAAGAGTTACTACCCGCATCATATAAATAAGTTGCTCCAGTTGTTGTTTGTCCATTACTACCATTTGCATTAGTTAAAGGTAAGCCACTACAAGCATTTCCTGTTGATATTGTTCCAACTACTCCCTGTAAATATCCTTCAGTCGCAGAAGAGTATTCGCTTCTTGTAACTGAATCATAAGTCCACGAGCATTTATCAGGTATACTTGCTGGATTAAAAGTTACTTTAACTGCACCAGTTGAATTTCCTAAATTCATTGTTAATAAGTATTTCCCTGTTCCACCATTACCACTAACACCAGATCCACAGGGTACACTACAGGATACACATGCTTGTGCTTGTAATAACACAGGGTTGCTTGGTCCTCCAACTAATTGTCTTATTATATCGTTTTGTGTATAATATCCATTTGGTGCAACTGTTGAAAGAGATGCATCAGTGTAAAGCATACTTGCATTTGCAAAGCTTGTACCATCAAAATAATATGTTCCTATAGTTCCAGCCATAATTTTAACATGTTCCTTGTTGTATTACTATTCCATTATTATCTACTCTTAACCAACCACTTGTATATTTATAATATCCTGATGGTAAAGTGGAAGTGGCATCACAAGTTGTACTTGTAAATACGATACTACCAATTACTGGATATGTTGAAGGAGTTGGTGTATTTAAAAAATAATATGTTTTTGTTAGTTGTTGTTGACAAGCTACTCCAGCACTATCTTGTCTTGCTCCTGCACTCCACGATGTACAAGTAAATGTACAATCACAACATGCATCTGTTGTAGAACTTGCATCATAACACAATGCTTGTGCACTTACAGTTCTAAAATCATATATCAAATATAAGTATTGATTTCCATTTGGTATACTAAATGCAGGATTTGTTGAAGGAGTTAAGTCTGCTCTGTAAATATCTACTGTTGGGTTTGTAACCAAACCACTTCCAATTATATTTGCTCCTGCAGTTAAAGTTGCTATGTCCGCTACAGTATTGTTATACTGAGTATTGCTTGATAAGAAGCTAAATTTATAACTTCCATCACCAACATTATAATTGTCTGCTTCTAACTTATTAGTTCTCAACATAAAGTTAGAACCTTGGTAAGGAAATACTCCTAATGATCTAACACCAGTTTGTGAGAAAAATGTCGATGCCACTGTACTGTTTGAGCCAAAAGTAGATTGTGTACTTGCTATAGGGCTAATAGTTTGTGTATCACTCCATCCATATTCTACATGTATTTGATCACCTGCAGCATCACTTGAATTTAACACCACCTGGACAACAGTTAAAGTAGTTTCATCTGGACAATTTGGTGTCATAGTAAACGAACAACTTCCAGTTGGAGTTATTGTTACTGTAGCTGTAGTTGGTGTATTTAAAGATTTATTATAAGTTAATGTACCACTTGCATTAGTTAAATTTAATGGATTAGGAGTGGCATTAGTGCTATTCCAAACTCCAGTTATAGATGCAGTTCCAGTAACTGTAAAACTAACTGTAGTTGTACTATCTATAACTTCTCCAAAATCTAAAGTAAAAGTTTTAGCAGCAGTAAGGTTATTTATTGTTATTGTAGTTCCACATTTTATTGGTGTTGTTGGAAAAGGCACTTGTATGTCGTTTGTACTTAAAACATATTCATCCATATAAGGATCATACCCTCCTAATTTTTGTGTTGTTAAATGCTCTACAAATTGATCCCTAAACCACGATCTCATTCCGATGTCAGAAACTATACTTATAGGACTTGCGGCTGCGCCTTGAGCACCTAATTGAATTACTGCAGACCTTTTAGTATCTGTAAAATACATTGCATCACCCCATTGTATAAAACTTTCAGGATTAAAACTTATACCATATTCTTCTATTCTTGCTATTTGTTTTCCTAATACTTCTGGAGTAGAAACCACAGCTCCACCACCTACTGCATCACTTAATAAGTCTTTTCCTTGTTGAACATAACTAATTTTATCTTCTTGTAGTACAAGTATATCTGTTTCTCTACCATGTAATTTCATTACTGGTCCGAAGTTTTGCTCTAAATCTTTAAAGTTTACTAATCCTAAATTAAATTCATTTAAGTTATTGGTGTTAGTTGAATAACTAAATACTCCACTATAAGTTAAACCAGCAAATCTATCTGCTTCCTTAAAGTCTGCATTAGATACCGCAAGTGCTCTTTGCCCCATTACCAAACTTTTTGTAGCTATTTTATCTAATATTTTAAAACTTTCTACTCCATTACCAAATGTGTAACAATTTATAAAAGGCACATCTACTACTGCATCTTGAGTTGCAGTTTGATTTTGATCACCATCAGCAGAGCCACTTATATGAAAACCTCCTGTAATAGGAAAATCCTTAGAAGCATCAAAAAATATTTCATCATTTGCTTCAGTAGGTTCTGTTTCAAATACCAATAAATCATTAGCTCTTGTTACTATAATTTCTAATTCTATGTAAGAATAAGAATCTCCAAATAAGTTATTACATCCCTTTATACCACTTCTTACAGAAAGATATAAAGGTTGCGCTGGATCAATTGTCCCACTAAAACCAGCCTGCCAAAACTGCCAAGTTGGTTCAAAAGGATTAGGGCTTGTACATTGTATATTAGCAGCAGAACTTGCAATTGTAGTTACAAAAATGCTTGTAGCTGCATTGCCTTCCTCCCAGTTTCCTGTGTTAGGATCAAAGTTATCACCTATAGCCCACTCATATAAATTAGTAAAGTTTTGTGAAGCAGTAAAAGACTTATCATAAACATATCTCATCCCTGGACAATTTTGTCCGCTTCTATCATTTCTTCCATACTCACATTTTATTGTAATAATACTACCCGCAGGTACATCATACACTTCATAAACAGGTCCAGCGGTTTCTATAAATGCTTTATAATTTACTTGAGCATTACACCTATTTTCATTTTTACTTTTATATTTTTCAACTCCATTGTTTATAACAGGATCTGCTAAATCACCTGCCACAGAAAAGTTTTGTGCTTTTATTTGCATATATAAACCAGCAATCTGATGTGATGTTCCTGGTGTACCAGAACCTAATTCATTTGGAGTATCTAAAAAATCTTCTGCTTCTGCAGATACATCTAATACCTCACACTCAGTTAATGATTGTCGTGGGCCATTAACATCTCTCTTTACAATTAAAGTGTCTCCTTTTTTACATTTATTTTGATTGTCTCCTTCTAATTTAAAATAAACCACATTATTACTTGGTCTCACATAAAAGAAGTTACTATATACTGTTTCATAGTTACCTTTACTTGGCTTTACTACAAACTTATATCTTGTAGCCCAAGAAGGAGGTAAACTGCTTATACGAGCTTGTATTGAATTTTTCTTCTCAGAGTTTTCTGCAGGAACAAAAATAGTATTGTATTCTGATACCAATACAGTAGAGGCTCTGCCATAGTCATCCATATAAACAATTCCAGTTTCATAATCTCTATTACTATGTAAACTTCCGACATCAGATGATGCACTAAATGTTATTGTACCGCTTTCAAATCTAAAGTATTCAAATAAATTAGTTACCGGTGCATTTGTTTCTCGGTAGTTCATAGCAAGTGGTTGAAACGATATGTTGTTTGAACCAGGAACAGTTGTTATAAAATCACCCCATCCTTGTTGAGAACTTGCATCTGTTATACTACTGTTGTGTTTTGTCCATCCAGTACAATTTGTTGGTGTCGAAAGTGAACAGTTAAAATTATCAGTTACTGAAGTTCCATCAGCACATGTTGCAATAGGTTGATAATTTGTGTTTAAAACTGTTCCAACCCTTGCTTGAAACTCACTACTACTTGCCATATCGTATACACTATTGTAGTCTGTTGGTAAAGTAAAGTTCAATGTTATTGATACATCTCCATTACTAAATGTAGGCAAATAACAAGCATTAGCTGTATCTCCATTTAATTGATCTGTAGTAATTCTAAATACAAATCTTATTGTAGAATCTTTTTTTAGTTTTGTAGCTATGTTGCTTAAATCAAAAGTAGCTAAAGAGTTGTTGTATTGTATGCTTGAGCCCGATAATGAATATGCTATACCTTGAGTTAAAGTTGCATCAGGTAATATTTCAAAATCTACATCAACTGCTTTTAAAGAGGTACTATAATCTACTGATATCCTTCCTCCAGAAGCATTTGTCATATTATACCCATCTACATAATTACCATAAATAAGTCTATTACCCATTATGGTTTGTGCTTTTGCAAATCTTGGCACATTATCATATAGTCTTAATAATTCATCTGCACCTAATGTTGTATAAATTTTACTGTTAGTAAACAAAAATGTTTGAGTGGTATTATCTGCCCATCCATAGTCATCTTTGTCAAATCTTTCAATTACATAAATACTATTTGTGTTTGAGTCTTTATAAAGTAAATCTACTTGCTTAACTCTTGATGAACCAGTGTTAAATGAAACATTAACTGCATTAAATCTATTAAGCATTCCTTCATTTACATAATTAGCTGGACTGAAAAAGAAATTATTAGGTTGAAAAGCAGGTAAAGAAAATAAAGATGTAGCACTATATTCATCATCTTGATATCTATATCTATATGCAAATGAAATAAATCTGTTTTCTAAATAATTTTCTTGTCCATTCACATTTACCATTTCTAATGAAGGAGCAGATAGAGTATCTGCAGCTCCATAACCAGGTGGTTTTTGTATTACATTAAAATCCTCTGCCACTACTACATCATTATAACCTGGACTTGCAGGATATGCATAACTTCTGTTTATATTTATTTTTCGTGGAGGATTTATATCATCAGTCCAAAAAAGTAAATCATCAATCAGATTTACACCAGTTATTAAATATGTAGGTTGAAAATTTAAAACACTTGCAGAAAGCACATGATAAGTAATTCCTTGATTTTGAGTATTGTATGAAACCACAGCATCTAATCTGCCTCCTGTAACAGGATTATTAGCATCGTGCACAAACCAGTAAACAGTTTCAGTAATACCATCTTCATATGCACCTATACACACAGCATTTGCGGAAAAGTTTTGTCCTGCAAATTGTAAAGTAGTTAATCGTGTGTTACCTCGTGAGTTTTCTACAGCACCAACCTCTGTCGTTTCGGTAGAACCCAAACGAACATTCTGAGCATCTACATACTCTCCTTGAGGTAGAAGCCTTTCATCGATAGACTTATTCATTCTACCTTGTATAAATACTACACTTTCTAATGCCATTATTTAATCCATTTATTCTGGCCTCTTAAATTCATTAAGAGTCTACCAGGATGTATATTACTTAATCTTAGTTTTGCATTTCTTAATAAAGAAGATTTATCTTTTCTTGCTCTATTAACAATGTACTCTTGCACTCCAAATCGACCATTCAAAATAGCATATCTTATGTAAGCATACAGATATTCTTCAAATAATTTGTTTACACTAACTTGAGAATCATTACCATTTTCCATTCCATCAGAAACATATTCTAATACTATAGAATCTGTTCCCGCAGCCGAACTAAAATAAATTTTACCCGCTTGTTTATCTATTTTAAATGTAGGGTTTATGTTTGCTGTCTCAGTATTTAATCCAAATCTTGCTCCTACTCTATAATCAAAGTACCAACATCCATCTATGCAGTAACCTTCTTCTCCATCAAAAGGACTTTTATTGTTTAAATAAATAGACCTTGTAGCTCTACTTAAATCTAACTCAGAATCTTGTGGGCTCAATGCATTACCATCCTCATCAAACAATATATTAGATTGATTGTCTTGAAGATAAGCTGTACTAAAATTTGTTTGTATATTTTCTGTTAATGGAAATAAAACTCCATCTTTATATTGTGATATTCTTACCCAATTTACATAATCAGAAGGCAAAGTAAAACTGAAGTTATGGTCTAAAGTTAATTGAAGAACTTTAATTTCTTTCATAGCATCATAGTTCAACTCTTGTATACCTCTTTTCGCATGAAACAAAACTTGATATCTTTCTAAGTTATTTACCAACTCATGATTGCCTTGATATATTAACATAAAGTTATTTACTATATCTTGTAATGAGACATATTGATAAGAACCCAGGTTAGCATCTGTAGGAGTGTTACCATTATTTTCGTAATATGTAAATTGTGTTATATATGCCATCTTTATGTTTGTATTTGGTTATCTTGTACTATCTCTTGTTGTCCAAACTCATAGACATCTGCCTCTCTAATTTCAATACCAATATATTGACATATTTTTGCAATCAAACCTGGTTGATCTGATATAGGCAATTCAAAATCTTGATAATCTGCAGCAGTATCATTAAATAAAGGCTCACCTCCTGCAAGTGTTACATATGTCCAATTAGGTGTTACAGGATATCTTATATATTGTACCTGCATAGCACCTTTTTGTCTAATGGTACTTGGATAAACTGTAATAGTGTTTCCTATTGCAGAATTAGGTCCTGCTTGTACATTAGATGTTGCTCCACCTAAAACATAAGCGGGAAACTGTGTAGTTGGTGCAGTTAAGTTTGAGCTTGTCAACATATATATTTTTTGTTGATTAACTCTTTCTACTTCTGTAATATTAGTATTAGTATAAGCCACATAGTTTTGCCCTACTGCATTAGTAATGTCAGCACTAAGACTTAATGTTGTGGTACTATCTACTGCAGTTACATATGCTTGTGAGATTGGGTTAGAAGAAGTGTTAACTATAATGCTTCCAATAGGTGGATTCTGTAAAAATGTAGGATTTGCCGGTGAAGGCACAAACCCACCAGTAGCATCAATTAACTTATAACCCTGAGCTCCAGTTGTAGTACCACTAAATATTGCTGTTGGGTAATAAAATACTTTATTAATTAAATAATAGTCTTGAGGTAAATTATATAAATTAGCATTGTTTAAGTTTGCTGCTGTTTGATCTAAAAAAACCTCTGCTGAAAAACTATCTACTACTTCTTCTAAACCTTTAACTATATTAGCATATCCAGTTCCTGAAATTCTTGCATTTTCTTTATTAATCCAACTATTGTATTGATAAAAATAATCTTCAAATATATCTAATTGTGCTTGTTCACAATAAAGATTAAAATCTTGGGGAGATATATAACCATAGTTGTTTTTGTTAGCTATGGCTAATACAGTATTTCGTACTTCATTTATCATTGTAAATCGAGTTTCTACAAAGATAGTAAAAAAAAAAGAGGGTAAATTTTTTACCCCCTTTCACTAAATAATTCTGAGCTTTAAATTAAGCTACTCCGATACCACTTACCGCTTTAGGTAATGCATCACATTCATACTTAACTTGATGCCATGGTTGTTGTTGAGCAAATACGATAGAATCTTGAAGATAATCTCTCATTGATTCAATGTTTGCACCCAACGCAGCATGAGTTACAGTTACAACTTTAGCAGATGCATAAGTTATAACAACAGTAGTTGTAGACGCTTGTTCTAAAAGAATAATGCCATCAGCACTAACTAATTGTTTTTGCTCATCAGTTACAGGGATTGATAAAAATTTTGCCATGTTAATATAAATTTTATGGGTTAAACAATACCACAAAGATACGAAAGCTTATTTACTTTTTTTAAGCCTTCTTTGTAACAGTTTATATATCTCCACGCCATCATCACTTTGAAAATGTGATGCTACTATAAAATATGGATCTTCACCAAAAGGAACTGTTAATAGTTTCTTTTTGTTTTTAGGTAAATCAAAATACACATCTTTAGATTGGTTTCTAAATGTTAAAAATCCATTGTCAAAAAATTTATACACATCATCTTGTAAATCTAACATCGGATCATTAAGTGTGTCTAAGAAATCTATAGGATTGTTTTTAGCATATAACAATATATCTCTTTTCAATTCAGTTGAAGTTTTCTTATCTACACCACTTCCGAGAAGAACTCTGCATACAGAAATTAGTTTTTCAAACTCTAATTGCTTTGCCATTATTTGAGCCTCTAAACCTAATTCTACTATTTCTAATTCTTCCGCAGCATCTTGCTCCTTGTTTATTTCTTCAAACACAAAGTTTCTTTGTGGATGATAATATAAAAATTGTTGCAATACTTGGTTGGTTTTTGATACAAAAAGAATACCATCTTCGAACATTATAGGTTCTAAGATTGCATTTCCATCTTGTTCATCTTCAAAAGGTGATTTTTGATTTTTAGCATATCTCAATGGTCTATTGACATTTTGTTCATCATCAAACCATAATAAAGGATATCTTGGTGAGTTTCGAGATGCCAGCATATAAGTTAAAGGTGCTGAATCTCTTTTAAGTTTGTAGAATTTATCTACAATAGGTTGTTTTTTTGTCTTATTCATTATATTAAATTTTAATTAAATTATAAAATAAAAAGGGGAGGAGACATCCTCCCCTAATTATTGATTAAATATTAAGCATCTTGGAATAAGAAGAAGTTGTTTGCACCTAAAGTACATACAGCTCTCTCACTCAAGAAGTTTACTTCCATCGCATCTAAGTCAGAAGTTCTTGCTCCACCAGCAGAACCAGTGATCCAAGTTTTATATCTTCTGTCTTCAGTTTCGGAAGCTCTATATCTTACATGTAAGAATGGTCTCTTAGCGTTTTTACCTAAGATTTGATCGTATACTGTAGTAGAACCAGCAGGGACTAATAGTCCATTTACTTTTCCACCTACGATACCACCTCTCATTGTAGGATCGTTTAGATATTTCCAGTCTGACTTGTAGAAGTCATAGCCTCTCCTGAATCCAGTGAATCCAAGATTAAGAGCCATTTCTTCATCATTGTCAAATAAACCATATGATGTACCACCAGCTCCATAAGAGTTCTGAGCAGCTAACATATCATCTATGTCAAATGAGAAGTTTCTGTTTAAGAAAATTACATTTTCTTCAATAGAACCTTGCTTGTCTAATCTTGAAATAATAGAGTCAAAGTCAGCTAATGTTGCTGGATTACCTCCACCATATACATTACCTCTTGCTCCTACTACGAAGAAGATACCATCAGAACCATTAAGGTTTGCCGCAGACGCACCAGCTCCAACTCCTTGTAAGAAGTCACCAGCACCAGAACCTGCTTCTGCAGGAACTGCTTCAATCATTGCAGTTTCTAAGTAATCTTCGAATCTTAGTCTTGTTTCGTGTTCAGACTTTAGATACCATAAATATCCAGATGCTCCATTTTCTGAAGTAACTTCAATCCATCCGATTTGAGCCATATCAGAACCAGATACATTGTATTTGTCCTTGATAATAATTGGCTTGTTGTCAAAGATGAAGTCATCAGCTTCAAGAGAACCTACCATTCCATTAGTTCCTTTGTTAAATTCAGAACCATATACGAAAATATCACAAGCTACTCCCGCCGCTACTGCTTGGCCTCCAGCCTCATAGTAAGCGATAGTTACTTGGTTTACTGCGTTACCACCAGAACCTGGTCCAACAGTTACAATTCCTTTATTACTGAGGTTTGAACCTGCAGTTCTATCAGAAATCATTACAGTTTGTCCAACTCTAAGTGCTGCAGAATTTGGTGTTCCAGCTAATGCAGGGTTAAAGTTAGAGATGTTGTTAGGTACTGTCCATACTCCAGTAAGTGCTGCTGCTGCTGCACCTGAAGTACAAGATTGATATTTAACGTGTAATCTTCCTTGCTCTGCCCATTTAATAAGGTCAGAGTTAGAAGGCATTTCAGCTCCTACCATTCTTAGGAAGGATGCTATAGATCGATTGCCATATCTTTCAAACTCTTTTTCAAATGTATCAGGTAAATACTGATTCAAGAAATTGAAGTCTGTAATATAATTTGTAGAAAGCGGTACTTGCTGACTACTTGGTTGCAAATCAAAACCAGGGGCTACATTTACTGCCATAATTTTAATTTTTAAATTGTTTTACATTTTTTTAATACTTCTAATTTTGAGTCCTCTACCACTATCGTTGTCACTTTTGTTTTGCATAGCACGAATTTTTAATCCATCCTTTGTTACATAACTTGGGGTTTTTCTCACATCCATATTAATGTTTTTAGATTTTTTAGAAACATTTTCTACAGCCTGTGACATACCTAAGTCATAAAAGTGTTTGGCAAATTTGTCAGGATTACTTGCAACTGATAAAGCTTTATGATAAGATTTTACATCTGATATCATTCCACTATCATCTACAAACTTTTTTACAAAGTTGTTAAAGTCGTTTTGGACATTAAACAATTCCTCTGTAGTTCCTGGCTTATAAGTAAAACTATCTTCACCAACAGCGAAATCAAAACCTTTGAAATCGTTGGAAAAAACTTTTTTAGTTTCTTCTGTAAAATAGTTTCTCTTTTTTGCATTTGCCTCTTCAACAGTCTTCGATTTCTCAAGAGCCTCTTTATAAGCATTAAGTTGTTTTTCTTGATCTTCTGATAATCCACCCCCACTTGACTCAAGAGGAATTTTATACTTATCTTTTTGTTCATTAAAAAACTTCTTCGCCTTTGCGAGTTCTCGTTTTTTAGCTAACTTTTTCTTCTTAATATCTTTCGGTTCATCTAACTCTTCATCAAAGCCAAATTTATCCTCCATGATATCTTGAATATCTATTGCATCTAAACCTTCTTCGTTTGTTGCAATATAGTCAGCAAGTACAGCCTCATCTTCCATAGTATCATAATTTCTTTGTAATTTATAGAAATCATCGATACCACGACCAGTTTCTTGCTTGTACTTTAAATACGCAGAAACATCTTCAGGTAATGGTTCATTTACTTCTTTTTCTGTAAAAAGTTCATCAACTGAATTTATTTCTTTGTCATATCTATTCTTCAAAAAAGAAAGAACGTCTTCATCATTTAACTCTGATGAGGGAGTTTTACTTTCATCCTCTGTTTGAGGTTGTTCCTCTACCACTTTTTCAGTTTCTTCAACTGCTTGTGGCTCTTCTTGTTTTAATTCTTCTTCATGCTTGTTTAGAAGTTGTTCTTCTATTTCAGCTTTTGATTTGTTTTCGTTGCCTTCTACAGCTCTTACTTTTAATTCCATATTATATTAAATTTAATTTCTACAAAGTTATACAATTATTTTAGTCTTTATTTAGCCTATCTTGGATCGAACTCTGCCAAGTCAAAACCATCTAAACTATCTTCGTTTGATTCAAAATTTACTGGTGGTAAATCTCTTTTTTTCTGTTCTATCATTTTAGATGTCTGTGTAGATTGTTGACTAATTCGTTGAGATTTTCCTTCTTCCTTAGCATCTTCTCTAACATCAATAGCTTTTTGTTCCATTCCTTTTAGTTGCATATTATATTGAAACTCTTCCGCCATTAATGCTAATTTAAGTTCTTTCTCTGCAGTCAGCTTTTGTATTTCATAACCAATTTTAGCTTGTTCAATTGCTATTTTGCCTTCAGTTTCCATTTTTTGTTTTTGCATTGCAATCTCTGCTGCAGCTTGTTGTTGTTGCATAGCTTGTTGGGCCTGCATTTGTTGAGCCTGCATTTGTTGAGCTTGTTCAGCTTCTTGTTTTTTCTTTCTCTTAACTTTTAACAACTGATTAGCCATTTTAATATTATGTATTTCCCTAATATCAATTGCGTCTTCCAAGCTTATATTTTCTTTAGACAATGCCATTTGAATATTTTGTTCAAGCATTGCTTTTTGTTCTTCATCAGGAGCAAGTTCTATAAAAACTCCAAAATCATAAATGTATAAATCTTTAATATCTTCTAATATTGCAAGATTATATTTACCTATTTGCATTGCAAATTCATCTTTGAAGTCTGCATATTTAAGAATATCTGCAGTTCTAATTGTTAAACATTCAGCCATTCTTCTCGCAATAAATAAACTTGCATCTAAAATATGTCTTGTTGCTACATTTGAATTTAATGCTGCTAACTTTTGAACACCAACTAATGAATTAGGATCTGGACTTGAGCCATCTCTTGCTTCATTTAAACCTGTTACTGTTCTAATCATGTCTAAATAATGATTATAATTACCAATTAACATTTGTAACTTACCAGCTCCTGTGTTAGAATTTAACTGTTGAATAGGAACTCGTGCATTATTAAATTCACCATCACCAGTGTAACTTCTACCCACAACACTACCAGTTTGAAAATACAATCGTAATGCATCTTCAGGGTTATATGCTTGACCTGTACCTAAATCTACTTCATTTAATCCATCGGCATCAATAAATACACCATCTGGTACAACTCTTGATACTACTTGTTGAATTTTTAAATGAGTCATTTGAATTAAATCAGCAAAAGGAATCATTCTTCTAACTAAAGATTCATGTGTTCCTTTATACATTCTTGGAGCACAAGCTACATAATTAGGCATTGCAAACTGATTAGAAGATTTTGGTCTCACCATATTTTCCATCATGTGCCACTGCAGAACAATGTTTGTACCCATAACCATTACCCCTTCATACCATACATCAATCTTTTTTTCCACTCTTTCAAAATTACCTTCTTTCATCATTTCTTCAGGTGGATTAAACTCATCAGTTTTTTCTACAGTTTTAAAAGTACCATCTTCCATTCTTTTCTTTTTGTAAACAAATGAATTAGTGCTTTTATAATTAAAATACATGAGTGTTGCAGTATCTCTATACAACATACTGTTTTCATACATTTGTGCAGTTTGATAGTAATTATACCATGACTGACTATATTTAGATATTTCTTCTAAATCTTCATTAGTAAGTGTAGGATCAATTTTAATAAGCTCAGTTATTGGAACTGTTTTAATTTCACCCCAATAAAAACAATCTTTAAAATAAGGATCTTCAGTGTAACTGTATACAACATTTACTGGATCAACATAATCTACTTTTACTCCTTGACCAGGTAGAAACTCATGTTTAGCCATACCTACTCCTAAAGTAGCCATATCATAATCAATTCTTTTACGAACATCATCATAATGATTTTCTGCCAACAAAGTGTTGACTGCTTCTTCACAAGCTATTTCTATTGCTGGTTTATACTTTAAGTTCATGAACAACTCAAGTTCTTCTCCTGATTCAGGCAATTCTTCTTCAGGCACATTAAATACATCAATACCAAAGTCTTGAGTCATTTGAGATAATATTGGTTTAGCCAACATATCTTCTTCAACCATATCTTGAAATTTACTTCTTTTTTCTGCAGACATTGCGTCTTGAGCATATGTTTTTACTTTAAACATTCTGTCTTGCATTCCATTAACAACAATATCAATAAATTTAGGAATAATTGGAACTGGTGTCCAATCTAAGTTTAGATAAGATAAATCTCCATCTATAGCTAATTCGTTTTTATATTTAGCAATAGACTGTTCACCACGAGCATAGAGTCTTAATTTATTAAACTCTGCCCATTGGCTATAAAATCTACAAGTGTTGCTATCTCTACGAAACCATTCGTATTGAATTGCTTGTCCCACCTGTAGCCCATACTCTACTGTAGCTTTTTCGGAATCAGAAACAAATTGATCTGGAAATGCAGCAGCCTTAATATCTATATTTACCTTCTTCATCTATTAAGTAATTGACTTACTGAACTTTTGTTGTTATACCTTGCAAAGTTAATGCTAATTTTTGACTTTTCTTTTGTCGGGGTATATAAGTGTTTTTGATTTGCCATAATGGCCAAACCAGTGCTTATTGCTGCATCAAACTTGGTTCTATTGCTTATATCAAACTTAGCCCAATCTTCTAATGTTCTTTGAAAATACATCATACCCATATCATCTTTTTCTCTAAATGTACCCTCCATATCTAAGCCAATGTATTTTTCTATATAAGATTCAATTGCAGATGCATGAGCTTGTTTAACATCTTCAGATGTGTTGGGTATACCTCCTAATTCTCTTTCTGTTTTAGATAATTTATTAAATGTTTTATCTGGTCTATTTAAGCTAAAACCTCTATATCCTCTGTTTTTAAAATGATATAATAAACGAGGTTTATTATTTTCAACCAATATTGGCATACCATAAAAAACACATGCCATTAATACTTCTTCAAAAAATATTTCTGCAGTTTGTGGTCTTGCTATATATTCTAAAAAAAAATGATTACTTGGCCACTCATCCATATTAAATTTAGTCAAACCATGTAATGCTCCATTAGAACCACTACCCACAGTAACTCCTGAAATATCATATGAGTCACAACCAAACGAACCTAAATGTTCATTACCAGGAATTTTTTTACCATTCTTTGTAATAACATTATTTTGTTGTTCAGGTTTAGGTACATAAGATACAAAAAATCTACCTCTTGAATTTGGAGTCCATATTACTTTACTATCTTTTATACCATCCTTCCAATGAAAACTTCCTTGAACCATATGATGTTTAATAATTAAAGAATCGTTATAATCAATTTGTTGATATAGTTTTGTTAAATTAAATAATGATTGTTTACTTTCATCTCTAAATGCATGGGATTCAGTACGAGGAAATTGCCTATAAAATTCATTTAAAGCATCAGGATCAATAGCTAATGACTCTACTTCATTTTCCCAATAATCAATTGCTCCTTGATAAATATTTTCTCCATCTATTCCATCCACATATGTGCTGGGATTTCTTAAAACTGGCATACCATATTTATCTATGAAGCCTTCCATGTTCCATTCCATAGGAACAAATAAATTATATAAACCACTCTTGGTTTGTCCATTAGCATTTCTTTTAGAAGGATCGGAATCATAAAATAATTGTTTAAAATTATTACCTCCTTTGTCTAATGCATTAGAGGTAGAACCCATCATGCATTTACCAATAATTTTACTTCCTAATCTTAAACAAGTTTTAGTAACCCTCCAATTGTTTAAAATATTTTCAGGTTTTTCCCATTTACCACTTTCATCATGTAATAGTAATTGTAGTTTTTCTCCATCATAACTATTGTCAGAAGTATTTTTCCAGTCAATTGTAGTGTCTAAACCTTCTAACTCTTCTTCACCCATATCATACATGTTTTTCTTAGTTATCTTAGAAGCTGGTACACGATAGGCTAATTCGGTTTTTGGTTTATCCATACCATCTTGAATGGGTTTAAAAAAGAAAGGATAATTATTAGAGATTGGAACAACTTTATCAGTAAACATTTTTTTTGCATCTGATCCTGTTTTAGATAATATACCGATTCTGGAATCTTTAGATATAGTAGCAGTATTAACTCCCTCACAAGAACTCATAAAAGAAAATCCTGAACGCCTTATTTTTAAATAACACATTCCGAAACTTCTTTTATCTAATTTAGATGCCTCCCAATATATATAAAATATACGATTAGCTTCTCTAAAATCAGGGTGACCTACATCAATTTTAGTCCATTGCAAATACATGTAATGTGTGCCTGTAATATAAGTTGGAACACCATTGTTTAAAAACCAGTGACCTTGCTCTCTTTTATTAAATTCATTTTCTACAAAATCAATCCATCTATTTTTAAAGTTTGGAGGTGCTTCATGCCACTGAAATATTGTTTGTACTCTTTTAAGTTCTTTAGGATAATCTAATGCTTTCCAAAACTGTTGTGACTTTTCTTTTTTAGAACTTAATTTAGGTGTAGAAGGAAGAGCTATTTTAACATAGTTAATATCATAGATGTCACCTATAGTTCCATCTTGAGATATAACTACTATATCATACTTTTCATTATACCCTGGTTGCCATGCTCGAGCTTTATTTTTTCGAGACATAACATTTTTTGGAACAACATCTTTTATGATAGTATATAAACTACCTGGATCTTGATTCTGCAAATCCTTGAGGGCCTTTTGTTTTTTTAACTTCATTACCTTCTAATAATAACTTTTCATCTTCAATTCTTTTGAGTATTTCAAAAGCATCAAAAATAGCTAACTTTTTTGTAGCCGCAGCATTTTTTAATCTATCTGCAGCTAATTCATCCTCGGGATCTGGTTTGATTATTTCTTCTTTTGCAACTCTAATAAGTTGCCTTACAGCTTTTTCTCCTGCATTTATAATTTGTAACTTAATATCTTTTATATCCATATTAAAGTTTTAATGTTATATGTGAAGTAAACATTCTGTATAACACTTCGTTATCAATTATAAATTCATATTCACTATCAGGTAGATAAGCAATTTCATCACCCACTTCTAAACCCAACTCTTCAAGCTCTTTGTTAATATATTTTATTACACCAATTAAAGGCTCTATGCTTCCTCCTTTTTCTATAAAACTTTCTTTTTTTTCCGAAGGTTTTACAAAACAATATTTATCGTGTCCTCTCCATTCCTCATCTCTTTTATACAAAAAAAACTGATCAGGATCAACTAAAAAAAGATTATCTCTAAAATGACTTTTGCCACTTTTTCTTCTACCATACATGTCATTATAAAATTTAAACACATTGTGATGAACAACTAAAACATCTCCTTTTTTTATTTCACCTTTATATCCTAATGGTGTAGCTTTTACTGTAGCAAATCTATTAGAGGCTTTATGATCTTCTTCAGATGTGCTTGTTATAAAATCTACTTCACCTATTTTTTTTATATTGTTATACCTTCGGTCATTGATAGGTGTAACTAAAAAAGAATAAGGGGACTTCATTAAAAGTGTATATTGTATTCTAAAGAGATAGGCATTGTAGTTTTAAACTCTTTCCAAAGTAATACTTCTTCATTTCGTATTATCCAAATTTTATATGCCGAGTTTTCTTCCTGTATGAGATGAATAACATATTTACCACCCAAGACATCTTGACCGACAATGTAATGCATTGCACCAGACTTATAGTCTGCTCCTATAGAAATTTTTCGTATATCCATTAAATTAAAATGAAGCTCCTACATTCAGAACTCGATAATACAAATTTAAGTAAAGCACACCATTACCTTGGGTTGGGTTTGCTGCGGTGTTCAATGTGACTGCTGTATTTTGTGGTAAAACCCCTGTAGCAATTTGAAACTTTTTTACAATATCTGTAGCAAAGTTTGCGGTCTGAGCAGTGATAGAAAACAAATCATATGCATTACCATTCTTTACAACTAAGTTATTACCATAGTTATATACACTTGAACCAGCATCTACATAGATAGCCGCATCCATTATATCAATAACTTTGTTAGCTCCTGGAGCTGCAATTAACTCTTTAGGTGTTGTTGATAATAGTAATTGTTCAGCAGAATTAACTTGAACATGAGCAACCAAAGTATCTACACCAAATAAATTTTGTAAGTCTCCTAATGTACAACTTTTAGTTACTAAATTATCTGATTTATCAGTTAATACTAAGTAATCTGTAGTTGTTGGAGCTACAATATTTGGATATGCAGATGTGTTACTTATTCTTGCCATTTATTTTTTCTTTTCTTCTTTCTCTTTAACTGGCTCTGGATCTTTTACTTCACCAGTTTTTAAATCTATTGTTGCATTCTCTCCATACTTCTCTGTCATCTTTGCTTCAACTTCTTTAAACTCTGCTTGTATAGTTCCTAAAGCTTCAACCATTGCTTGTTGACTTACAACTGCATCTGCAATTGCTACTTTAGTATTCATAAATCTTTGATTTAAATCTTGAATACTTTTTAATTCTTCTTGAGTTAATTTTTTTGACATTTTATTAAATTTTATTGTTAAACATTTATTTCACAAAGATAGTAAAAATAATTTTACAAAGAATTATATGTAATAGGCAATATAATTTTCCCACCTTCATTCAAATAGTTTTCATAGTTAGATAATAACGTGTCTTTTTCCTCATCAGTTATATCATTAGCATCCCACCATAAATCAACTAAAATAACATCATATTTTTGTGAAGGAGTGTAAGTGTATGCATCTGCATAAAACAACCCTACACCTACAGGTATTATTTCTCTGTTTATAGCATAATCTATTAACTCTTGATCATTATCAATAACATCTACTTTTCTATATAAGGTGTTTGCTTTATTAGGTATTAATCCCATACCTAAGCCACATATCAATATACTATTAGTAGCTAAATCATCAAACAATTCTGACCACAAACAATCACATAAACCCAACATATAATCAGCATAATAATCTTCATTATCAATGAAATTGTCTCCAAAATACATTCTTGCTTTACCTTGACTCTTAGTTACACTAAAGTTTTTGCCTTCGTATTGCTGCAGTTTTAATACTTCTATTTTCATATTGATTTACAAATTACATCTACTTTCGAATAATCTACATACAAATATCCATTTTCAGCTTCAGTAGCCGCCCAAGGAACTTCATGTCCAAGAACACCTTGAAATTTACCAGCAAAATCTATTCTTGGGTATTTGTATTCAAATTCATAGATGTTTACACCTTTTCGTGAAACACCTATTTTTTTTATATTCTTTTTTAATCTTTCATCAGATGGACCACTACATAAATAAATACTACTTAAATATCCAGTACCAGACGTAATAGTCATAACATAAGTTGAAGACGCTCCTGATGATGTTCCAGCCCCTCCCCAGTTACCATTTGCTAATGGTGAGGATAATCCTGAATTAGTATATACATTAACTCCTACAGAAATTGCACCAGAAGTATACATAGTAGCATTACAAGTTTGATAACAACCAAAAAATATTTTACCATAATTTGAAATTGTTCTATATCGTAAAATAGATGATGTAGCATCTTTATCATAGCTATAAAATTCAGAAAACTCGTAAGGAGTAGAAGTATTGGGATGTGATGGAGAAGCGGTATTTATAGTTGGATAAGTTTCTGAGCCTGAGCCACATTGTCCACCATTAACTAAATTATCTAAACATATTCTACCACTGATACTCCCTGATCCATAAGTACCACTCAAACACTCTTGTGCTAATCCTTTTTGATTTAAAGTCCCACTACTTGGTACAGCCATTGTTAGTTATGTTTTAGTTGTTTCTTTACTTCTTCCAACTCTTTTGACAAGTCTTTTATTGCTTCTACAAGTAAAGGTACAACCTTCGCATAATCAACAGTTTTATAACCATCACCGATAGGTGCTTCTTTTATTATTTCAGGTAATACAGCTTCTACTTGTTGAGCTGATAACCCAACTTTTTTATCTGCTTCGTAACCATATTCTTGTGCTTTTTCGTTAGCAGTGTAATAGAAACCATTAAGTTGTTTTACTTTGTTTAAAGCATCTGGTATATTTCCTTGAATATCTTTTAATCTTTCATCTGAATAGTAAGCTACAATGTCTCCAGCAACTCTAATAGAGTCTCCAGTTGAGTTTCCATCAAAATAATAGTTTGTGTTTGCAGAGTCATAGAGTATTGGAGATCTTAAATCTGCATTTGAATTAATTGTACTTGCTGCATATATATCTCCACTAAATTGAATCTGTGCTCCTGAACAAGTCATTCTTGCACTATAGTCTGCTGTTGAAGAATTGCTATCATGCCAGTCTATATATTTACCAGCTTCTACTACACCAGCACTACTTACATATAATGCTTTACTCCACCAACTTCCTGAACTTCCAATATTTAAAGAAAGAGTTCCACTTGAAGTAATTGTGCCACCAGTAAGCCCAGTGCCTGTTGCTACACTTGTAACAGTTCCTGATGTAGAAGAAGAACCAGTTGCTCCTGTTGTTACAGCAGTTACTCTACCATAAGCATCTATAGTAATATTATCTATCTTAGTGCCATTAGATGTAGAACCATAAGTTCCTGATCCAATTCCACCAGTTGCCATATTAAGTGTAACTGATCCACTCGTACCACCCCCTGTTAGGTTTGTTCCAGCAGTTACTGCAGTAATATCTCCTGAATTACTTGTATATCCAGCATTGTTGTTAAATGTAGATATGTTTATATTACCTGGTGCTATTTTATATTGTGTACCACTACTGTTTACTACTGCAAAGAAATCTGCATTACCAGCAGTTGTTGTTGTTGATAAACCATTTAAGTTTAGTGATAAAGTTCCAGTAGATGTAATAGTACCTCCTGTTAATCCAGTTCCTGTTGCAACTGAAGTTACTCCAGAAGATGTAACATATCTTCCATCAAGATCAACTGTTAAGCTACTAAGACCTGATCTACCTAAAGTTAATACTCCAGTACCAGTGGCAAATGATAAACTATTTGCATAATAATTTGTGTTTGTATCTGTTGAAGTAATTGTAATAGTATCTCCACTTCTTGAAGTAGAAGTTCCTCCTCCTCCAGTAATAGTTAATGTATCATTATTACTATTAGCTGTTGCAGTACCACTTTGTGTAGCTATGTTTTTATATATAGCTTGACTTGAACCTTTATCGGAATTAGTTATTGTAACAGTACCTGAAGTTCCTCCACCTGATATTCCTGAACCAGCAGTTACACCAGTTATATCTCCACTGTTTGTAGTATATCCACTATCATTAGTCCACTGAGAAATATTACCGCTTTTATTAGTAAATGTTTGAGTATTACTTGCTGTAGTAGTTCCAGTGTTAGTAGTGTATCCAGAATCATTAGTCCACTGAGAAATATTACCTGATTTATTTGTAAATGTCTGAGTATTAGAAGCAGTAGTTGTACCAGTGTTTGTGGTATAACCAGCTCCATTTGTTAACTGGCTGTTATTAGTTATTTCGTTGTTAATAGTAATAGTATCACCAGAACGAGCAGTATTAATATTTGTACCTCCAGCTATATCTATAGTATCATTGTTACTATTAGCTACCGCAGTACCACCATTGTCGGCAGTAAAGTTTTTGTATATGTATTGTGAAGAACCTCTATCTGAGTTTGTAATTGTTACTGATCCTGAAGTTCCACCCCCACTTATACCTGTTCCAGCACTAACTGCTGTTATGTCTCCTTGTGGTACAGCGAATGAAGTTGATAGTGTACCCCCATCTTGTTGTGTTAAAGTTAAAGTAACTGTAGATGAACCACTGTCACTAAAACCAGTTATCATATTGTCATATGCAGAATTAGACTCTGTTGAGCCACCACCCGACCAAGTA